GGTTTGGTGGAAGTGCGGGACAAGGCCAGGAATGCGGTGCCCAGCGGGCGCCGGGTCAACGGCAAACCATTAGCCGGGGACATCAGTCTGACCGCCGCCGATGTCGGCGCCTATAGCCGCGGGGAAACGTATAGCCGGGGTGAAATGGAGGGACGCATCGCTGAAGTGAAGGCCGTTGCCAGTCACACAATGGGGGGGATGCGAATATCTGCAATTCGGCGAAATGGAAATGGTGGCTTAGTTGCAATTGGAGGAACACCTGGCCCTTTTGGGTCGACGAGAGGCGGGACTAAAATTGATGATTCGGGTAGGTTGAAAGGTGAAGTTCTTCTTAATATCGTCACTCATACAACTAATAATGCTAGTAAAATCCAGCAGAGACATTATGCGGTAATACAATATCTGATGAATGGAGCTTGGGTCACTATTGCGGAAGATGATTTTATGACAAGCGACTTAAATACATCACATTATGAACGTGGGAGTAGTGGCCGACATTAAACCATACTTGATTTGACGCCACATACGGCGTCAATTATCAAAGATGAATATCGTTTTTATAGTGGTTGTTTCGGCCACGGGATATCAGGTGCAGATGATGTGTCTAGCGCCTCAACTGCATCCACATAATCCAGCCATTGGTTTAATCGCTGGCGTTCCTCTTCGGTAATCCGTCCCAGTAATAATTTTGAATGCAATGTTTGCATACGTTGTTGCCCGTCAGACATTAACTCCTGTTTGATGCGATTAGCTTCCAGTTGGGCTTCCTGCGCTAATTTTTGGGCGTCTTTTTTGACAACCTTGCCATTATCAACATGATATTGATTGATATACAATTCGCCTTCAAATTCTATTTCTATCACACTGGCATAGTAGGGACATAATCGTGACACATCATTTGATGTCCTGACTATGGTGCCATCCGTGTAATATTCCACTTTTAATGTGTCATCTCGGTATTTTTTCTGGCACTCATACCAATCCTGACCGTCATCGGAAATCAAATAAATGACGTTTTCACCAAATTTAGGATTTTCTGGTGTATATTCTTTGAAATTTTTTATATTAAGCATTGTCATATATTAATGATTATTGTTTTTAATAAATCATTGTTAATAAGATAGATTTAATGGTTTTATAAATTAATATCTGCCATCTGAATAGAATCTACCTAGGGGGATTAGATGCAGTATCTAAGTTGGTTATTTTATATTCATCGTCAGCGATATTAACCCATTGACCATTTATAAAATATTGTAACGAAGCGAATTGTTTTTGCGTCCAGACAACAGCATTATTACCTCGACTTCCATTATTATCATGATGATAGATATTCAGAAATATTTCACCTTTTAATCTGCCACTATCATTATAAGGCGCTATTACTTTGCCTTTGGCACCTCTCCACCAAAGATGGCCATTAACATACTCATTAATGGTAGACCTGTCTAAAGAGGTAAATCGACAATTAGATAACCTCATTCCGCTAATGCTATAAGACTTCGATGCGTTTTTAGCGTCATTAACCCGGGCATCGACTTCCCCGCGGCTGTAGGCGCCGACATCGGCGGCGGTCAGACTGATGTCCCCGGCTAATGGTTTGCCGTTGACCCGGCGCCCGCTGGGCACCGCATTCCTGGCCTTGTCCCGCACTTCCACCAAACCAAGGTTATTAATAAACGCATTCTTATCGGGAATATCCGCGCCATTCTTTGATTTTTCGAGGCGGTTATTGGCGTTATTGTTGGCGTTGTTGACCACGTTTCTGACGTCATTAACACGGCCATCGATTTCCCCCCTGTTATAGGTTTCGCCTTTGCTGTACGCGCCGACATCACCGGCAGTCAGGGCAATATCACCGGACAGCGGTTTACCATTGACTGTGCGGCCAGACGGAACACGCCCGTTGGCGTTGATATTGGCACTGTCAGCGATGTTTTTGGCATCGTTGACCAGTTTGCCTGTATTACCCAGCAACTCTTTTCTCAGTTGGTTGATTGCTTTTGAATTGGCGGCGATCCCCTCTTCGTCGCTGTTTGTTTTCTCACTTAATGTGATACCAACGGTTTGAGCAACGCGATGGGACGTATCAATCATGGCGTCTGTCACTGCCTTAGCATCCATCGGCACGTTAACGCGACACAATTCTAATTGGTTGTCAGATATGCCCTGAGAAACGTCGATAACGATGATATGAGCCGCTTTGATCGTGGAGGACGCATTCACTTGGTTGGTGGCCTTACCGAACTCGAAATTGGCTTCAAGCGCAATAATGCTGGTTTTACTGGCCGGAACCGGCACAAGGACATCTTTCACCTGTTGAATGGAAATCTGGTTTTTGCCGACGTTGATTGAGGCTGCGCCCTGCCCATCGTTCTCAGAGGATGAAGTAATCATCACCGACAGGCCAGTGCCCGCTTTGGCCTGAAAGCCGGTATAAATGCCCGCTCTCAAAATCCCTTTAAATTTCCGGTTTAAGGCACTGGACGTATAAGGCTCCAAATATTGCATATCGGCTAACAGTGGCAGGGATCCCCTGTCACTGGACAATACAGCCGCTTCGTTGATGACTTGGGACATTAGGCTACCTTCTGCTCGATGGTCATTAAGGCCGTAAATAATTTGCCTTTATGCAGCGTGTCCTGTTGGCAACACAGGACACCAAAAATATTACTTTTGTTATCCACCAGTGCCAGTGTATTGAAATCAAAGGCGGTATCATCGGGCAGATCGGCTTCAGGAATGGTTGCATTGATTGAAATGGTACTGCCGGAGACGGTACAAATCAGCGTGCATTCGGCGAATTTTTTCAACAAGTCCGTATTGGCAAAATCCAGCGGAATATCAGCAATGTCCCAGCCCCCGGTTGGGTTTGGGGTGACCAGGGTGGAAGTCCCAAACCAGCCTTTGGTTATCACGAATTGGCCGTTAACACCGATGGCGGATTCCGCGCGGCGGCTGTAATAATATTTCAATAACTGACCTTTATAGAGCTTTCCGTTGGAGACGGAGGCGAGAGCATCTGCCATAAAACAACCTAATTATGTGTATTTTATGGCAGTATATTTGAACTATAATTTATTACAGAAACCCTTAGGATTGATCAGAGATTCATGGTGTTTTATAACGTTGCTTCAGTGCCTCACCATACTCAAGGGCAATTGTGCTAATTGAGGCTAAATAATCGTTTTTATTAACCTCAACCTTAAAAACAACCCCCTTGTTCGCCAACTATTCCTAGTCGGATATTTTGGGTTATGTAGGGCACTAACGCTGGTTCAGTACCTACTACACTCAAGAGTAATTGTGTCAATTGAGGCTAAATAAATCGTTTTTATTAATCTCAACCTCAAAAACAACCCCCTTGTTCGCCAACTATTCCTAGTCGGATATTTTTGGTTATGTAAGGTACTAATGCTGGTTCAGTACCTACCACACTCAAGAGTAATTGTGTCAATTGAGGCTAAACAAATCGTTTGTATTAACCTCAACCTCAAAACAACCCCCTTGTTCGCCAGCTATTCCTAGTTAGATATTTTGGGTTAAGTAGGGAAGTGACGCTGGTTCAGTATCTGCCAAACCCAAGGGAAATTGTGTCAATTGAGTCTAAATAAATCGTTTTTATTAACCTCAACCATAAAAACAACCCCCTTGTTCGCCAACTATTCTTAGATAAATACTATTTTTACGATGTCTTTAAATGCGTGTAAACCGTCATGTGGAAGTTGTACCTCCATTGCGCCCGACGGGAATTCATAACTACTCATTTTCCCATCTGAATAACTCACCAGACAGCCTCGCTGTCCCGTCATTTCAAGCATAATCCGACCGGACTCCTCTCTCAGGCGGATGTCACCCATAAATACCGGGGGGGCAAGAACGTTGATATCCAGTGCCCACATATCTAATGGGACTTCATCCATGTTTAAGCGGGTGGTTTTTGTTTTGAATTCGGCCGGTGTCATACTGAATGAAAGTTCGGAGCCTGCCTGCACCTTTTTAACCTGGTCGTGTTTTTCCGGTATCGCACTGATGCTGACTTGTTCCGTTTTGCGGTCAAGGTAGACAGCCTCGCTGTGGGCTGCCAGTGGTACTTCATAAAGCACAAACTCCGGCATCACACAGTACGTAATTTTTTCTACCTGGGCGATTTTTTCCGCCGGAATAGGCAAACAGGCTTTTTCTGCCCAGGAGGGAAAGGAATAGCGTGTTGTCCCCTCCCCTGTTAATGACACCAGGCACCCGTAATGCCCTCCTGTCGTTATCCAGATTTGGTTATCAACGAGGATTAACCGGGGATCCGGTTGTGTGCCAAAAGGCACGGGAATAATCGGGGGCGTGTGGTGCAAGTCCAGCGCCCACGCATCCAGCGGCATTTCATCAAAACGATAAGCCGTTTGTTTCAGCGGGCGAATGATGGCACGGATGACCTGATTGGGCACGGCTAACTGCCGGGTGCTGCCTGACAATAGGTTCAGCGCATCCTGAAATTGAAAATTGGCATCAATGAGTACATGGAGTTGTTCGAGAATCAGTGATTCGGCTTCCTCGGTGATGGTGAAGTAAAAGAAAAAATGGAAGCCGTTAAACACGATTTCTAAGGGGATCAGGGGCGCGATGATTTGGTCGAATTGCCGTGTGAGCCGGCTGAACAACTTGGCCTGCTCTTTGTAGCCATACTGTTCATACAGCGTGTTGAGCGAGAGCTGGATAACACCGCGTGACGTCAGGAAAAATTCGCCATACTTGGATTGGGCGGCATCGGCCAGGTTCTTCGGGAGGAACACTGTCCCGTAGGGAAAATGCATCTGATCGACGGGCGCCCACAACGGTTCCCATTTGGCCGGCAGGTTGTTAAATTCCCGCCAGAAGGTGGAGGAGATGGGGCGTTCCGTGCCTTTAAAATGGATCTCATCCAGCCTCTGGGAGAGCAAGACCGGTTTGCTCTTCTCGTTTTCTGTCCGGATGATAAAAAATTTCCCCAGCTCTGCAACGCGCTTATCCAGATCTTCAGGGTGCATGGTAAAGATCGACTTCCGGTTGGAAATCCGTTCCAGCAAGGGCTCTACCGTGGCTTCCAAGACGGCTTGTAAGCTGTCCGTAAATTCACACCACAGCGTCGATTTTTGCTTTTCAGGTGTCAGCCTGTTCTTCAACCAATCCTTAATCATGTCCGGCCTTAATAAGAGATATCAAACACTGAATGTTCAGTATCGAGATAGATAAAATCGTTCAACTGGGTGGCTTCCGTCATACCGATGACCTCAATGTTGAATTCCACCAATACGCCCAGTGATTCAACGCACGCCCACAGGTTATTGACCCGTATCTGTTCAAAGTCACCGGTGCTGTTTGCATCAAAGGTACTGGCATCGCGTCCGAACTGGGTGGTTAAGCGTTCACGGAGTTGGTTTTTGGCGTCAGAGATAATGACGCTTTTACGGGCGATCCCCGTGAGCTTTATCGTAAACGGCAATTCGTGCGAATCGACATAAACGAATTTTTTGTTCAGCGCATTGGGGATGGATTCTAAGGCATCTAAAATTTCTTTTTTCAGCCATTCCTGAGTAGATTGCGGTTTATGGCCACAAATAAAAATCGCGTTAATGTTGTTCAGATCTTTAATGCCGGTGGCTTTTTCCTGTTGCTGCTCTCCCCAGATGTTCAGCCAGGAGGTGCCGACAATTTTTGACTTCAGGTAAAACTTATAATCCCCGCCCCAGACGACCTGATCGTCATACGCAATGTAGTATTGGGCACGGTTCCTGATTTCTTCCGTGGTTTCACTGCCGGCGCCGCCGGTGATCGGGGAGGTGGTCACAATGTCTAAGCGGTGGGTGAAGGGCGAAAAGGCATTTGACGGTATCAATTTTTGGCCTTCGACCAGGGTGATATCACCAGCACTGCACCAAACGTGAATATCAATGAGACTGCCCTCCGGGGGCTTTTTACCGATAGAGCCATCCCCAAAGCGAATGCCTAACTGCTCGGTCGGTTTGTAAAACAGCACATAGTTCTGGCTGGTGCCGGTGGCGAGACGAAATTGCGGGTTTTCTTCCCATAATTCTTCAACCCCGTCAATGGTGACATAGACGTCGATTTTGACGCATTCGGCGGTCAGGCTCTTCGGCAGGGTGACCGACATAAAATCCTCTTCCTGCTGAACGACTTTTGTGACGTTGACAATTTCCATTTGTTTGATGCTGATATCCTTTATCGTCTCCCCGGCGGGAATATCTAACACATCCAGGATCATGTAGGGGTATTGTTGTTCAGACAAGTAAGTTGAAAACGCCGGCAGCTGGATGCGCTCGGCGGTGTTATTGCGCACGGCGGCAAGACCGTGGCTGGGGGTAATTAACCGGCCGACATAGCCTTTATCTTCTGCAGCGGCCAGAATGGAGGAGCGTTTGGTGGCGGTTGAAATAAACCCTTCCGCCAAGGCGCGTTCGGCAAAGGTTTGGGCGTAGTAAATAACCTGGGCACCAAAAATCGCCATCATTTTGACAAATTGGCTGTTGGTAAAACGCGCCCACCAGCTATTTTTTTGCAGTGTTTCGTTAAATTTGTCGAGCAAGTCCTGGATTGTCATGAATCCCCCTTTTGAAGTCCAATGGTGACGGTGCCAGTTTGTATTTGAAAGGTGATGATGTACATGTCGATGGCCTCGCGGGCGGGGGCGCAACGTATCCCGGACAGGCTGATTTCGGCGATGTCAGCCCGTAATTTGGAAATCAAACGATTTTCAATAAAGACGGCCACCAGCTGATTGGTGGGCTCATGTTTGAATTCCACCAAGGGGTTACCCCACTCCGGCAACCCGTAGATACTGCCTACCGGTGTCCGCAGCCATTCCTCCAATCTTGCCGGCAAGGCTTCACTTTCCCCGGTCTTGAGGGTTAAGCCCCCGGCGTCTATACGTAACAAGCAGTCAATTTCATTCATCGTCAGCTATTCCTGTCTCTGAGCATTTCGGCGAGTGCCTCGTTGGCCGCCCCCAACGGGATATCGCTTCGCGGGGCGGGTTGTGCGGTGTGAGTGGTGGTATTGGGATCTTTTCCGTTGCTGTTGGCTTCTTTCTGAACGCCGATCAGTTTTTCGAGTGAGGCCGCTATTTTTTGCAGTTGGGTCAGCATGGCGCTGTCTGCGTTGCTGGACGATTTATCACGGGTCACCGGGGTTTTTGCCCCACTGGCGGCCAAATCTGTCACCGTGGGCAGGCGGCTTGGCAGGGTCATATTCACGGGCTGGCGAACCGTGTTGGCGACGGTATCCACCAGGCCATGCACACCGCTGTCAATTTTTTGGGAAAGCCTGCCCGTCAGGGGCGACATCGCCTTGATTGTGTCGTTATCCAAGCCCATTTTTCCCAGCATCCCGTCCAACATCCCACCGCTGGAAAAACCTTGGGTCAGGCTTTTAACGGTATCCCCCGCACTGGGTAAGACGATATCCGCCAGTGCCTGTGAAAAGCCGCCCGGCATGGGTTGGGGGGGCGTTGTCGGGGGCTGGATGATCCCCGTTGCCGGCGTAACGGGCAGGCTATTTTTAGGGTGTGTCGTAGCGGGCAATAAGGGGGGAGTTGACAGCCAATCAGCCATGTTGATCGGCTGGCGCAGGCTATCGGCCATGCCCCCTATCATGCCGTGGACGCCGCCGTCAATTTTTTGGGAAAGCGCGCCCGTGAGGGGCGACATCGCCTTGATCTTGTCGTTATCTAAGCCGATTTTCCCCAGCATCCCGTCCAGCATGCCGTTGCTGGAAACACCTTGGGTCAGGCTGGTGACCGTATCGCCGACACTGGGCAAGACAAGATCAGACAGCGCTTGTAACGTGTCTGAAAAGGAGGGCAAAAGCCCGCTTTCCATGGCCGCGGGTAGGGATTGTTGTGCTTTCTCCGCGGGGGGCGGGGAGGTGACCGGTATCGCCTGATTGACGTCATTGACAGAAACCACCGGTATCGCCGTTTTCTCTGTCGGCTCGGCGGTTCTCGCGTCATTGTCGGTACCTGTCGGCATGGCTGAGGGGGTTGATACCGACGGGCGTTCTTGAGGGCTTTGTGCCGATGCCAGGGGATCGTGAAGGTGGGATCCACGCCGTTTCGCTTTATTGGCTTGGGCGATCTGGTCGGCAGGCAGCATGGCTGTGTGTAACCCAGCGGGCAGCTCTTCCGCCCGGACATTCTCCGGCAGGGTCAGCCCGGCGTCCGGCCTGTTCAGGCGAATGCCGGCAACCTGGTTGCTCTCTAACTGCTTCGTGATTTTGTCGTCTGCGATGTGGCGGACGTTTTTGAGGCTGTGCCAAAAGCCGCTTTTATCCTCCCCGGGTGGTTTCACACTTTGGGCGCCCGATTCAGGCGTTATCCGGGTTTTTGCCGGTGTGCCGGCCTGTTCTGGCGAGCTGAACTGATCATGGGAGGTAATCGCCTGGAGCCCTTTTTCTGCCCGTGCGGTATTCACCTGTGCCAGCGTTTCCGGATTAAATTGGCCTACCCATGCCCGGGCGGATGCGTCGCGGGTACCGATAGCCTTTTTGATAAAGTCATCGGTCACCTGGGGATTGCCCCCCTCAATGGTTGAAATTGCCCTTATCATTTTGGTCATGGTGTCAGGGTCGGACAGGTTTAATTGCTGATCGGCCTGCACGCCTAATGCTTTGGATAAATTGGCAATGTAGGCGTCGGTGTTATTTTCGTTTTTAGGGGCATATCGCGTGATGATTGATTCAACGGTGTCGAGCTTTTGATAACCCACGGCTTTTGAGGTGCCATTCGCATAGGACGAAATCTGATTAGCCAGCGCCCGCATGCCTTCCTCTGGTGTCTCGAACTTAGCGAACCGTCGCTGACCTTGGGCGTTGGCGTCTTCAAGGCGCGCGCCCTTTTGTCCGACATAGGCCAGGTTGCCAAAATTATTGTTACGGAAATTACGGTTGTTGGCATTTTTGCCGCCAATGTTCAGGCCATCGCCAAGCTGATTGTGGGCGGGTGTCGTGGGGCTAAACGCCGTGGTGGGCACGGTTTTACCGTCTTGGCCGATTGCTGTGCCCAGCTGGGGCGCTTGGCTGGCTAATTTATTAATCGCCTGGGTGGTGTTGTCTGCGCCTTCAATGATGGCCTGAACCAGCTCAGCCATCTCTGACGGGCTTTGTGTGACCGATTTTTCCTCTGCTTTTTTCTTGTCGTCACCAAACGAGAATAAATTCAGCACATCAGTGACTTTTTTATCTAATCCTTTGGCAATGTCGCCGGCATCAAAGGTCAGCGCTTCCGATACCGTGTCCATCCCCAGCCATTTTGCGCCGTCTGCCAGTAAACCGGCAGAGCCGGACACCAGCCCGCCCAGGTCAGCTACATTGGCGAGGGCATACTCGGTTTGCTGGCGTGTGGTCACGCCTTGATCGTCGTTGAGGTTAAAGGTCTTGCGTTGGGCGTCGGTATCGGTAAAACCGTCATAGGCATCCCAGCCCACCCCGATGGCCGTCCCGACGATCGGCACGGCTTTCAATGCGGTTTTTCCCACGACTTTGCCCACGGTTTTGGCCGCACTTTTCCCTGCCCCGGCTTTGGCAGCCCCCGTTTCTATGGCTTTTTCTGTGCCTGTTGCGGCGGTTTTTTGGGTCGCCTTGTCACTGATTTTATCTTCGGCGCTGTCCAGGATGGCTTTTCCGGCCATGACGGTGCCCGCCGTGCCGGCAACGGCGGCTGTGGCTTTGGCGGCGCCCTTTCCGATGCTGTTGAGTTTATTTTTGTTTTTGGCCTTTGTTTTTTTCTTTTTCTTGTTGTCCCGGCCATCCACATCAATTTCAACTCCGCTGCCATGGTTGCCGCCGGTGCGGGATGGAGACAATAAGGATTTGAGCTTACCCAGCCCCAGTGCGGACAGGATAGCCGCCCCCAGTTTGCGCCCGATTTTTTTTCCGATGGATTTGATAGCCAGGGCGCTGAAGAGTGTCCCCAGCATGCCGTCGCCCTGCTTTCCGTGATTTTTATCCACCAATGCTTCAAGTAAACCAATGACCTTCTCGTCCTGAGTCTGCGCCCGTTTGGTCTGTTCCTTGATCGCCTTGGTCTGGTCATGCTGACCTTGTGTAGCAAAGGCGTTGGCGGATTTTGTCTGCTTTTCATGCCCGAGTGACGGGGCGGGAATGGGCGACCGGGTCACGGCCGGCTGTGTTGTGGCGGGCTGGATTGCCTTGCGCTGGCCTTTCACCCAGTCATGCAATGACACCACATTATTGACCGCGCTGGACGTGACATTCATCGCCTCTTTGCCCGCCTTCCAGAACGATCCACCCGCAGAGCCCACGACATCCAAGGCGCTCCCGTCCTTGGCCTCGGTCAGTGCCTTGCCTGATTGCCCGATCATCCCGCCGAGCTTATGCAAAAAACCGGCCTGCATTTTCACGGTGTCTTTGTTGTCCTGTTGCCGGGCTTGGCGGGCGTTAAGGGCGTCGCTTTTGTCTTTTGAGGCAAAACGGCCTGACGCCGTTCGCGGCTGTTCGGCGGGGCGTGTTGCGGTGGTCGGGGCAGTTTCATGGCTTGTTTTAATCTTATTGGCCGCTACGGCAGCCCGCGCTTTTTCCTTTCCGTTCAGCGCGTTTTTATTGTCCAGATAGGTTTTAAATGACACGGTATTGGACGGCGTGTCAGTGGCATTATTTTTGTGTGTTACTTGTGTGTCGTCTATTTGGCTGTCGTTCGCCTGCGGCGGGTTTTTTGTCGGTGTTTTGTCCGCCTCAACCAGTTTTAGCCCCAGGGCATTAAACGGTGTTTTGTTTGCGACGCTGCGTGATGGTCGGCGGATCATTACCCCCGCGTCACCCACATTGGCCTTGTCTTTTTCGCTGAACAGGTGACGGATATCCGTGCGGATATCGGCCAGGGCGGACAATTCCGCCTCACTGGCGTTTTCAATTGCCTCAATGATACGTGCCTGTTCTTGTCGCTTTACTGCTGTGTTGACCATGTTGTTATCACCATCACGTGTTTTTCTTGAACTTTTCTTCCAGCGATTCATTCATTTTGAACGCCCGCCATTCCGGCAGCCGGTCTATATCGCCGGTGGGTTGATTGCCGTAAAGTGCCAGGTTAGTTGTTAATACCAACCATCCACTGAGATCTAAAGTCTGGAAAGAAGTGGTGATTCCGAAAGGGGGTGTACAGCTGCGTAGCGTGGCTGGCCGTACCCTCCTTACCGGAATGGGGACAAGTATGCTGAGGTAATAACAGGTGGGCGGTGCCTCTTTCAATCTTCATCGCCAGCCCATGGGCAAGGCGGCGGTTCATGAGTTCAATACGGGCGATTAGCGGTGAAAACTCCGTATCCAGTGCCATCTGCTTGATCAGTTCGTAACGGTGCTGGGCGGCGCCCAGAAAGTCTTCCGGTTGTTCGGCCAAATGGGCTTGGTGGGCGAATTCCATGATCCGGAGATTAACCCGTTCATTGTGATAATCCGGGTGATCCTCGGGGGGCAGGTTATTGCGGGTGGTTTCGAGGTGTTCCATGGCTCGGCCGTCCAAGGGCTTCAGTACCCAGACTGTTGGCTCGCCGTTGACGGGAAGGGTGACGGTTTCAAAGGGCTCTACGGTCAAGACCCCGGCGGCCATATCCAGATCCCGGGCATCATAATCGTAGTAGTGTTCTTGTTGACAATGTGAACAGGCATAAGACACGGTGAGCGTGGTGTTGATTCTGGAATTACAAAAAATCCACCAGAGCGCCGTGCGGCGGTCTTGGGCTGTCCAAAGGGCGGCATCCTGCGGATTTTGGCCGTCCTGAATGTCATTCAGATAGCGGGTGGTCAGCACTTCTTCCTGCTCCGGATCTGTGCCGCTGTAAGACATCGCATCGGACACGTTGGGCATGCGAAAACGGATGTCGACATCCGGCTGGGAGGGCAGGGGAAAATCAGGAATTTGCATACATAAGCTCGTTAAAATTTAATCACATCGCCGGCACTGAGCTTCCCAGGTACCGACGTGCGCAAGGCACCGCCCATGACGGTAGCGAGGCCATTGTCTGTGGATGACGTTTTAATAAAGGTCAGCGGATAGGACAGGAATTCGGTCACCTGATCACGGGCGCGGGTTGTCTCACCGCGGGACAGGGGAAAGACGTCAAATTCGCTCTCCAGTTCGATACCGCCGCTTTGCATCACGCGATAGAGACGTATCCCCATGGCATAGTCCGCCGGCAGATTAACGGTGCCATCCCCGTTGGTGACACGATTAGCCCGCTCGTCAAACCAGCGGGCAATTACCCCGTCTTCCGCGTCTCGGACGGTGACCGTGATTGTCCCCGCTGCCCGGTGGGTGGGTTTGTTGAACACGACGGCACCAATCTGTTTTGCCTCGGTTTCTATCGTGACGGAATCGTACGTGATGTCTTTCGCGAACATATCCAACCCATTCAGCCCGTCGGCTTCAATCGCCCATTGCCACCCTTGCGCATAGCGAATGCGCAGGGCAGCGTGGGCGATGGATTTCGCCTGGCGAAACTCATCATTGATGCCTCTCACGCCGCCGGTGCTGCCGGCAAGCACGGAGGCTGAGCGCTCCAAGATCTTACTGATAAATTGATTGCCGACGGCCTTACCAAAGCTGGACAGGCTGTTGTAGCCCAGCGATTTGCCGATGCCACTGAAGATCCCCATGATTTTCTCCTTACGGCATTAAACTGGCGCCGGTGATAATGGCGCGGTTAGCCGACATTTTGTCTTCCAGATCGACCTTGCGTTGATACAGGGTGGCTTCATCGGGCAGGTGACTGACATCCAGCTTGCCGGATACCGACACCCGGCGCTTACGCTCCGTGTTTTGGATATCAATCAGGCAAGCGAGATAATTTTCCAGTACCCCACAGAGACTGGGGGGGATCACCCAATGAGCTAAATCACAATCCCGCATATTGGCGAGATACACCAATGTCAGCGGATAACGTTCATCGCCCATTAACTCGAGTTGTAATGCGCCTTCATAAGGCTCTGCGAACACAAGGGCGCTGCGCTTATCAATGACATGGACTAATTCAAGGTAATCCTCCGGGTAGGGCAGGGTTACCCCTGCCATTTTTTCGATATGGATCCGTTTAATGAGTCCCGCGCGATCTTGGTATTCGGTCAGTGCCTTAATCAGCATCCCTTGCAGGGTGTCCTCTTCCACGACCAGCAGTGGCCGGAATTGCGTTTTAACTGACGCTAAGAGTTGCCTCGGTGTCATGGGGGATTATTCCTGCCAGTTGTACACCGCGCGCATGGACGGGCGCACAACGGCGGTGACATCTTCAGACGCCAGGTCAACAGCGTCACAATACAATTTCACCATTTCATAGGATCGGACAGGGTTACCCCATTCGCCATCCTTGGACTCACTGGCCAGGTAAATATCGATGTCGATATAGGCTTTTTCCAACACCCATTCTTTGACCGCGGCCAACACCACGCCGTCGATGGTTTCCGCACACTGAAACTGAAATTCGCCCTGGTTTCTGAAGACACCGTGCTGGTTGATTTTGACGCCGGACGGCGCGTAATCTTCCACGTCTTCACGGGTAAACTCCCCGAGCTGCGTCGTGCGGATCAAAATGGAAAGATGCTCATACCCCTTGATGACCATCCAATAATCGGCACCGATGAGACGTTCCCCCGCAGCCTTGGATTGGTTAAACCGTTTTTTCAAAAACGCCTTATTGGCTTTACTGTTACTGAAACCTGCCATTGATTCACTCCATTAAATAAACATGTAAGGGATTTCGGATCTGTTTTGCACCTGCATGCCGGACAGCGAGAGCGTCACGGTATTGTGGGTGTAATACCCGTCCGCTGTTTTCGGCGCATCCAGCTCGAAGCTCACTTCCTGGATCACCACATCCGTGAGTTTCAGACGGCGACCGATATCGATAACGACCGGCTCCGGGCGCCTGCCGCCGGGCATGACAACACCCAGCTCCGGTGAGGCCATCTGCAACAACGTCATGATGGCGGACTGCACTTCGACCCGGGCATCCTGCTTGGCCATAAAATGCAAGGGCAGGGTGATTTGCGGCGGTTTTTGCCCTTGCCACACCATGAGGGAGTTAATCCGGGTCACCGACGTACTGTCGGTCATCACCTGTGCACCATTGGCAATCGTCGATATCCCCGCCATCGACCCAATGGAATCATTCTCAAAGGGCGATTCCCACAGCGATTGCAGCGTCGCCATGGCACCGTCGCCGATATACCCCACCACCATGGACTCCGCGTTGGTGATATACGCCTTGAGATAGGGGCTGATACCATCCGGCATGACTGCACCACAAATCATGACATTCCCCTTATGCCGCCCACGATGGCGCGGGCGGCGTTGTTGTTACAAACCGTGCTTTTTACGGACAAGATTGGATTTCTTACGGGCTGTCTTGGCCGACGCGGTTTGCGCTTTCATGCGCGCTTTTTTCAGGGCGCTTTTTTGGGCGGCACTGAGGCGGCGCGGGCGCGGTTGCTTGCGGATCAACTTCACCACCCCATTGCGTACCACTTTGATGCTGGCTTCCATCATTGCCCCGTCGTCATCACCGGTGACCGCGAATTCCGCAATGGCGTCGTCCTCGTCATCGGGCGAGACGTCAATGGCAGACAACACCGCATCAGCCGCATCGTCATCCGCGTTGTCGATCATGGCGGTGACATCACGTTGGCTGGCGCCCATGGCCACCGCGGCATCGGCCATCAGCCCTAACCACAGGTTGTAATCGTCGATTTGCGCGTCGGTGAAATCGTCGTCGCTGTCCGGCGGGATATCCGCCAGTCCCAGGGCGAACTCATCAAAGGCATCGAAGGTGCCTTCGCCGTTTTGCGCCCAGTCAATCACCGCCGCGGCGGCAATGCCCCGGGCATCCTGCCCTGCTTTTTTGTAGACGGCTTCCAGCAGCATCGCTTCAGACAGGGAAGGATTTTCGTCAGAGGGCGGTGACGGCATTTCCCCGGTAACCTTGGCCTGGTTGGATTCCAGCATCGCCATTTGGCCGACGGGGGTCGCGTATGCGCTTAACTGAGATGATTGCAGCGCGCCGCGTGTGAATAGACCTTTACTCATTTTTTTTACCTACTGATTATGGAATTAACACCGGTTCAGCAACGATCCGGCGTGATACCCCGGTCGGGCAAACGGCGTATTTGACGTGCCACATATCAAATGCATCTTGTGTGACGGTGACCACGTAGGGCGCGCTGCCGTCTTCCTGATTGCGGGGGGCAACCAGCGCCTCTGACGCCACAAAACGATCTAGCAGTCGCGGAATTTCCCGTTCTAGGCCACGGCGGGTCACGCCATCCGGCTCATTTTTGAGGGCGTTGCCCACCTCATAAACCAGACGGGCAATCGCATTCAACGTGCTGTTGACATGCTGATACCGGAGGTAGTTTTTCTTGGCGTAGGTGGTTACGGCATCGTCAATCATGACGGAGCCATCAGAGGCAAACCCCACGGTGTTGATGCCCTGATTGGCGTAGCGGTTGCGGTCTATCTCCGCGGCCGCAGGTAACGGTTTGATTTTTTTACGCAGGAGAATGCCGCGTGACTGGCCAGCCGGGGATAGGTGATAACCGCCGACATCCGCCACCATGGCGACCCCTTTCGCCTTCGCGGTAAAGGCATCCCCCGATAAACCATACACCACCTGGGCACCGGAAAAATCATCACGACAGCTATAGGGGAAGTGGTAACGGCAAATATGGGCATAGCTGCCAAATCCCTGATCACTGGCCTCCTTGATGGCCTGCGCCGGCATCAGGTTCGGCGGGAGATCACAGAACATGTCAACCCGCACGTCATTGGCCAATTTCGCCAATTCAGATAAGGCCGTGGCGTCATAGCAGCCCAACGAGAGAATGGCGGTGTAATTCACCATGGCAGCGCCGAGTACCTTGATGGCATCCAAATACGCGTCGCTGCCAATGGGTTGAGTGATATCCCCGTCAGATCCCCCGATAAACGGCTGATCTTCAAAGCCCGGATACGACGGCGGCAGGGCGTCTTCGCCAAAGCCCATAATGGCACGGAGGCGATGGGTGTTGTTTTCCAGTGCAATCGGCAGGTACGCCGGATTGCCCATGTCATCCACCGCATCCGGCTGTAATGACACCGGGATGCTGTCCAACGTCACTTTATTCCCTAAATCATCGACTTGTTTTAGGGTCAGGGTATACATGCCTTCCGCGTCGGGATGCTTTGTCATGGATAACGTGCGGTTGGCGGAGGCGTCCCCGTCATCCACGTAGATAGAAAAATAGGCACCGCCCACCCCCATCGGCTCCCGCCTGACCGGATCGGAGCTGGCAAAGAGTGCCGGCTGTTCAAAGTTATTGTTGGCTTTCATCAAGCTTAACATCGGGATCCGCATGCCCTTGGGCGCGACGCGCACCACATACCCATTGCCGCCTTGCAAGGCTTGGTTGACATGCCGGTAGGATTCGAAATGGACGCTGGAATGCGGGTGAATGGGATCCCCCAAGACTTTTTGCAATGTCGCGGGGGTCACCAGCTGCACGGTGTTGGGTTTGCCGCGCTTTGTCACCACCACCCCGGCAAACACCGAGGCGCCCCCGGTGGCGTGGGTAAACGTGGCATCCGCATTGGGCGGCATAATCGCCACGCCGGCGGCCTGACTGATAGCGAAAGGAATTTTATTCATGTGTGAAGATCCCTGACGACGCCTCATCTGGCGTCGTCATCAATGAAATTTAATCAGTGGTTTTTTTGTTTCGTTTTTTTTCGCTCTCTGATTCTGACGAACCCGGCTCGGTTTGTTCTTCTTGTGCCGCGGCGATGCGGGACGTTTTACCCTCCGCAATGAGCTTGCCGGTGAGCATGTCGATAGCCCCGATCTTGGTGTTGGTCAGCGTGAGTTTGGTGAAATACTTTTCACCGTTTCGGGGGTGAACTTCATTCACGGCAGAGCCCCACAAGGTGGTGCGGTTGATAAGCGAGGTAGTGGTCGGATGCACGAACGGAATGGCCGGCACGGCATCCCCGGCAATTAAACCGGCATCGCCGATATTGTCGCCCCGGCCGTAGAAGAAAATGTCGTTTGGTGAGAACTGACAACCTTCCTGGGACAATTGATGACAGACCGCCTCCGGGACTTCAAAAATACGGTATACCCCAAATAACGTACCGATAAATTGAATGCGCGGCGATTGGACATAGCCTTCAGACGGTTTAAAGTACGTTTCCGGCATGGATTTAATGAAGTTGGCCGCCGCACCGCCCGCAAACCCGCCACGGATACCCGTTTTTTTCGTCCGGTTCGTCATTTTGGTGGATTCGTTGGTGATGGCGGATTTCAACAGGGCAACGTAAGAATCCCATTGCTGGGTTGTTGGCAAGGCAATATCGAATTCACTGCCGTGAATGGTATGGAAGACAATCTTACGCAAGCGCATCATGTCAATTTCATGGGACAACCAGCTGCGCACGGAGGAGAACTGCAAGGAAGCCAAATCCAGACCAAATTCACGTCTAGCATCCATCAGTGATTGGATCGTGTGCTCTGCGGCCAACACATATTGAGAGGGCACCACTTCCCATTTACGCATCCCGTGGTTAATCAATGAAATTAACTCGGCTTTTTTCTCAATATCGATTTCAACTGTAACAGCTAACTCTGTGCCTTTTGCTGGCGGTTTTCCGCCATTGAAATCGACGGTGATTTTCCCTTTGGAATAATCAATGGTGCCGGTGGCGGAGTAAGTGGCACCAGAATGATCCTGATTATCAAAGTAAACCTTGCCTGATTTGTTATCACGGTCAGAGCGTTTGCGGTTGATCATCAATACGGTACGGCCGGCACGAATAGGCATCGTCTGGCCTTCTTGCGTTTGGGCAATATCAAATTCGAATGATCTTTTGCTGCCGTCCGGTTGCTGTGATCCCGGGAAGATATAGGTGCGGCTCATTTGTGAGTAAACACCGGCAGATTGCATATTCAGCTCATCACCGATGTTATAGGAGCCAAATTTAGAACCGGCGACGTTGAACACTTCATAGATATATGACTCGTCGCGTTCGCAGGGCACGAATGTACAGGCATCACCCGTGGTTGCGCCTAATGCTGTCGGCAAAATCAGGGCGGCAAAAAGTGCTTGGCGCATTACGCCTTCACTGGTGGACATATCCGCTTTGACACTTTCGAACATCGCGGCACCGACACCCTCATGTTTTTCTGCCGCGGCTTCTAAGATCAAACGTTCACAGGCCTGGTGGCAGTTGGCCAGCATCTCAGATGACGGGTAATGGCCGTTGCGGTCGCTGTATTCCGCCAGACTGTCCGCCCAGGCGCTGGCGACCTGTCCGACATATTCCGCGTTCATGCCGTCAAACATCGGCACTGTTTTAGCTGCTTCTAAAATACTGTCATAGCGCTCCTGTGGATCGTCGATAAACGCCCCATCCCGAAATTGGGCATGGGCTGCAAAGGAAAGGACTTGTGCAGCGCGCTCGTTTACGTCTTTCTGACGTTCTTTGAATTCTTTAATGTTAGTACTCACCGTAATGTCCCTGTTCAGAGTGCGAAGATACGGGAGTTAGCTTTTCGACGTGTTTAGAATAGGTTAACTACAATTTCCAATCATCATGATAACGCCGGGTGTTGGGTGTTTTTTATAAAAAAATCAGTTAGAATTTAATGTCATTAATTCAATTTACGCATGAGCAAAACAGGGACATTATGAGTTATCGCGCTTACCTGACCTATGAAAACGGCCGCCAAAGTCATTTATGTTTTACCCGCGACAGAAAGGTTGTCCATCAACACATGGAATCCCTCTTGGGTGATGCGGATTTACGCGAGACAGCAAAAGACATGGTGCTGGAATACCGGAATAAGCCTGTGTTCGTCTCAAATATGCGTGAAGTGGGCATGAATACCATGGCGGCGATCCCTTGGCCGAAGTTAGGTAAGAAGCGCACCTTGAAAAACCCGAAAATTGCCTCCCTGTCGATGCCAACCCAGATGTATGAGTTTTTACGGGAAGTGGGGGGAGGGTGTGCCAGTAAGGGCATTCAGGCAATGTGCCTGGAAAAGATGGGGGATAACGCCCCGATGGATGAGATGTTTTTCATTTAGTGCAGCAGTCCGCATCATACGCTGAAATATAAAATAGCCCCATTAAAAGGGGGTTATTTTATATCTGAATATATATAACTTCTCTCTCTACTTTCCTAAATAAGATTACTAATTAAATATTAGAAGATTACTATTATTATCTATGCTAACTAGATATAGTTAAAAATAGCTAAAAAATTGTAAATTCTGGAGGGTTTAATATTTTTATGAATATTTAACAGTGTTCATAATTTAGTGATGTTTAAACAATGTTCATTCCAAAATCAACCCATTTTTAGAGTAGAGTTATTGCTGGATTAGCAATTCTGCGTGAATTTAATTCTGAGCTACAGATATGGTGGATGTCATGTATTTTGACATATTATTATTTTTAGTGCCGATTTGTAACATAGATCATACAAGGCACTTTAATGTTAAGTAAGAAACAAAACATATAATATGTCTGTGTCGGAAATGATAGCTATTAAATTTTATGAATTAACTTGTTTAAGTTAGAAATTTAAAAAAAAACATAAAAAAGTTATTTATCTGTCTTTATATAATTCAAAATTTAATTTTGGCACTATTTTTATTTTTTATAAGGAACATATTATGAGTCTTTTACCTAACAATTATTATCCTATTGATGTATCTATTCCGGATGGTAATAGTAATTTAATCCATTTTGAAGGTAATGTTACTTCAATGACATCAAAGGGAAAGTAAAGCTTTAGCAAATGAATTCTCTACATTGAACGAAGCAGTTACTGCTTTGAAGAAACTATGAATACAAGGAATAATGTTAATACTATGAACAAATTAAGTAATGTGAATGTACAGGCTAATAATGAAATGATAACCAGTAGTGGTATTGAAGATGCTGCTTTAGTATCTATTAAATCTTTTGCTGAGGGAGGTGTAGTTAACTCTGATCGGGATTTATTCCAGAAGGACGGAGGTACTATTTATAAGTATATAGGTACTGTTCCTTATCTAGTACAACCTGATAGCACCCCTGTGGGTGATAAGGATTGGATGCCTTATAGTATAAGTACAATAGCTTTTAGTGCTGTAGAGGATATGAGAAATTATAACGGCAACTTAATTGAAGGTACTGTTGTAGTGCTACGAAACTGGCATCGTGATTTAGAAGGTGGCGGTGGCTTATTTAAAGTAGTTACAGGTAATTTTAAAGATGATGGAGGGGTTACATTAATATCTAATTCTGGTGTTATATTCCTTCGTATAGGGGTAGCTAACCCATTACCCGCTGAGTACTTTGGTGTAGTTCCTAAATTTAAAGGGGATATTCACGCCATGTTGACTAATGCTATTGATTATGGCGGGGATGTTAAGATTCCTAGAGGATACTTTAAATCTTCTGGCACATTCTGTAGACACAAAGGCCAACGAATATCTGGTACAGGTGTATTCGAAAAAAGTTTTCTGACTGAGACTAAGAAAACTTGGGGTATTATAACTACTATTGAATTTACAGAGGATGTAGATGGTTTTGATACTACTCAGAATATTGCATTAGGGGGCGGGTATGACCATCTAGCTTTAATTGCTCCACCTAACAGTACTAAAGTAGGTGTAAAAGATGGGTTGTTGCATAAAAGTGGGAACTCTCAAAGTATTGGTGCATATAATGAGTTCCTATATATCAAAGGATTTAGTACTGGATACCAATTAGCAGGATGGTGCTGGGAGGTTAATAACTTCCGAGTGCATACAGAGCTTAGTAGGGAGTGGGGAATACATATAGCTGGCTCTGCTAACGTAGTTCATCTTAATAGTTGTTCTGCTGTTACAGGAGCTAATATAGCAGGCGGCACTGAGAAGAATAAGCGGACTGGATTACGTATAGATGCAGGGAAGTGCGTAGTTATCACGAACTTCCATAATGAGAATAACCGTAAGGGTATGCAGTTTAACGGAGGGTACGTTACTATAAACGGATACTACAGTGAAGGCGCTAGGGATATGGATATTGAAGTTACTTATGCCTTGGATGAGCATGGGAAACCTGTTCCTAATGAAGGTTCATTGACGATTAATGATGGGGTGTTCTTGCATCAACTACAAGGTAGATCAGTGGCTATTATGGCTGTAAGGAAGGATTACACAGATAAGGCTTTTATAGATATTAAGCGTCCCCTTATTAAAGCTAATAATGGTAATGTTCTGGATTGTTTGTTAGATATTGGCAATATAAATGCTACTGTTAGGATGACCGACATTAAAAATGAAGGTACTTTTGTTAGAACTTATAATCGTTGGCATGGTAAAGGTGCTCCGAATGAGATGTCCTTTGTGGATTTACCTAGGTATAGGATTATGCGTGCTTACGGAAGGTCTCCCGAGTTAGCTGTAGTAGTAGGGGAAACCAGTTCTTCTGTAGCTCCTCCAGTGGATTTAGGGTTGCAGATGGAGGACGGCACTAAGATTGCTATAGTTACTGAGGGTAGTAGGGTTTGGAACTACCATCCTGCCAGTGGCATAGCTGGTTGGGACTTTACTAATGCTGGTGTTTGGGTTCCATTTAAGTTTAATTACTAAGTTCTCTCCAGTTTAATATTTTAATAATTTAACAGCTTAGTATCTAACTTATGCATAGCGGGTTCCCCAGTGAAAAGTTTCTTTTTTGGTCAAAAGATCTGATCACCGAACCCGCTTTTAGTTCCTTTCTTTTTTTATTCTGCTTATCCCGAGCTCAGGTTAACTACGCTGATAGAGAAAAAAATGACACGTATTTCACCTGAACGTAAATCTGCCGCATTGGCTAAATTGCTACCACCGTACAACATGACTGTAACCGCAGTTGCACAAATGGAAGGCATCTCGGAGGCCACCTTGTATAATTGGCGTAATCAGGCAAAAGCAGAAGGAAAACCCGTGCCCGGTGCAGATAAAATTCCTCAACAATGGTCCGCAGAAGCCCGGCTGGCTGTCATTATTGAAACGGCCACACTCAATGCGATCGAATTAGCTGAATATTGCCGTAAGATAGGACTCTATCCTGAGTAAATTCAGCAATGGAAACAGGCGTTCTTACAAGTGCCTGCCCGTGACGATAAGGCGGCATTAAAACGGAGTCAGGAAGAAAACAAACGAGGATCGTCAGGTGATTAAGGGTGCGGTGCGCAAAGCGGTCGATGCCGGAGCCCGGTTGAGGGTGGCGCTCAACGAGATCCCGTTGAGGCAGCGCACTTGGCGGCGCTGGCAAACGCATCAGGAAGATCGGCGGCCACTGGCTGTCCGGACTGCGCCGGAAAACCGATTAACCTCAGAAGAAGAACAACAGATATTAGCCGTGTGCCACCAACCGGAATATGCCAGTTTACCCCCTTCCCAAATCGTGCCACGATTAGCCGATAACGGTGTCTATCTGGCGAGTGAATCCACCTTTTATCGGGTATTACGACGTCATGGTGAGGTTCATCACCGGAAGCGGACGGCACACAAGAGAGGCAAACCGACCACATGGACAGCCACCGCCCCCAATCAGCTTTGGGCATGGGATATCACGTGGCTCCCGTCAACAGTCAAAGGCTGCTGGTTTTATCTGTATATGATACTCGATATTTTCAGCCGGAAAATCGTGGGTTATGAAGTCCATGAAGCCGAGAAGGGGGAGCTAGCGGCGGAACTGGTTCAGCGCACGGTCTGGAAGGAAAAATGCGGGCATAAACCCCTGGTATTGCATGCTGACAATGGGGCGGCGATGACATCTCAAACTCTGCAGGTCAAACTTCAGTAACTGGCTATTACCCCCTCACACAACCGCCCACGGGTCAGCAATGACAATGCCTATGCGAAATCGTTGTTCCGGACGCTGAAATATGTGCCGACGTGGCCGGAAGAAGGGTTCAGTGATCTGACCCAAGCGCGTATCTGGGGGAATAATTTTACCGGCTGGTATAACGAAGTATACCGTCATAGTGGGATAAATTATGTGACACCGGGCCAACGGCACAGAGGCGAAGGCAAAATGATTTTAAAACAGCGGGATGCCGTTTATCGTCAAGCTAAGCTCACACGTCCGGAACGCTGGTCGCGCAGCACAAGAAACTGGTAATGGATAGGCACAGTGGCCTTGAATCCTGAGCGAGAAAATCAGGCCGCTTAAATTCACTAATGGTGCCAACTATGTTGACAATTACCGCACTGCGCATGAGCTAACAAGGTCTTAAATTGTTCGATAGCACGGTAACTTTCCTTTTGTTGCTGCTTAATTTCGTTTTCTAAGCGTTTCTGTGATGCTTCTAATGCGATTAACCGATTATCGCGCTCTGCAATATCACTGTAACGCTCCCCTAGATGAGATGTTTTACCCTTGATGTAATCCATTGAGAACGGTTGAAAGCAATAAAATAGTGACTTTATCACGTAATCAGTGATATGAATAAAGGTGATTACGTGATCAATGACGTAAATGGGTTTAAAATATGCAAAGCCAGTATATTAGACAGACTTTGATTTAGAAATAGAGATGATACCCTGAAAAAATTCGCATCTACGATGCGAAAATAAATTTGTTTAACTGATATTATAGGAATGTTATGTGTTTAAAAAACAGAAAAAGATGTTTTTGTAGGGTGTTTTTATTAAGTAAATATATAATTCTGCGTGATTAAACTTATTTAAAACAATATGTTGGTCTTGTTATTTATAAATCTACAAGATGTTTATTCTTTGTTTATTGATTTTTTTTTCATGAAAACTATTCTTTTTATAATACAAAAATCTTAGATTAAACCTAATCCCATATCATAAATATGATTCCATAAAGATAATTCAGGCTCAAAATAATCCATATAGATTAATAGATTTTAATCTTACGCCAATAAGTAATGAAAATGTTCTTTTTTTTAATAGTTGCGCTAATGTGTTTTTTATATAGGTGAATGTTATGAATAGAAATATCCCCACTAACAATCAAATTATTCTTTGGCAAAATCCCCAAATTCCAGAGATACTAATTCCTCGTATTGAATTATGTGATATGCCATTGCCAGGACTATCACGATACGATTATTTAGATACTTATCATGAGAAATTCGATAGTTCTAAAATGAAAGTTATCCCTCGAAAAACTTTAAAAAATTATATGGAATTAAGCCAGCTAACTAGCTATAAAACCGCTATAAAATTAATATCGGCAATTAATCAGGCAACATCAGATGCTGGTGTAATGAGTGTATTAACTGATAAGCAAAAAGATATGACGTCCCCTCCTTATTGCAGCTTCCCAAGTGCAAATGCTGCAGCATCACTTGTGTCTGCAATTATAGCCGCTATTACGAAAAGTACTGGATTAATGTGTGAGTGGATAGATAAAAATGGTACCGAAAAGACGAGAGAAATATGCAATGAAATAGCAGCATGTGCCGTTGGATGTACAGGATTTTTCCTCGCGGTGTTTACATTTGTAATTATTAGATACCGTAGATTGAGAGCGCATGAGATTACTTTTTTAACGAATTGCCTTAATTATATTGAGGCTAAGAACGGTAGTCCTGATCAACGTAATCAAAACCGTACAATAGCTTTTTATGCTAGCCTAATTGATGCAGAGATAGCAGATAAAGCAGAGAATGAATGTGAGGATCCACTACGCGTTTACGTCCCAAAATCAGAAGAATATGAAAGCCGTATTCTTAAAATTTATCAAAATTAATTTATTATATTTTTAACTAGTATAAATAATTGGCCACAATTTAGAGGCCACAATGAAAAAATTATAATTTTGCGTTTAAGTCATTTACCCTCTGATTCTTGTCATTACATTCTGATAAAGATTGTCTGACTTTTTCTTTATAGAGCACGTTATCTCCCCAATGGGTGGCGTTATCTTCTGGAAGAAGGCACATCACCGCTTTTATTGCAGGCGGGCGTTTAGCTTCCACCCGCTTCTCAACCACCATAACGCCGGTTGAATTCGGCGGTGCGTTGGTGCTGCAACCGGATAATGCCATCAGGCATACGCTGATCAGCACACTGCGCATTCGCCAGCCCGGTTTTAAATTGTTCAATAGCACGGTCGCTTTCCTTCTGTTGCTGCTTAATTTCGTTCTCTAAGCGTTTCTGTGATGCGTCTAATGCGATTAGCCGGCTATCGCGCTCTGCAATATCACTGTTTAAGCGATGTATGTTCTCATGTTGAGTGCCTATCGCTGTTTTTAGACTGTTATTTTCATTGCTTAACACCGAATTGGCCTGATTTATCGCTGTCACGTGTGCTGTGAGGTTTTTATAGTGGTGATGCGCCAACAGGCCACCAAGACTCACAGCGCCGATGACTATGCCAATGCCGGCGAATTTCAGTGATTTTCCGATAGGCAATGCCGTCATTCCACCCAGTAACATAATGGCTCCTACGATAATGCGGCAATGACAGACACGGGGGTGATGGCTTTTAATGCGCCAGTCATGACCGGGCTTTCAAGTAAGCCAGAGATAATTGAAACGCTGACGGCATCGTTAAAGGCTTTTTGCGCCCGGTTAGCAGAGTCATTTGCCTGTGTGGCTAAACGATTGACGGCCTCAGTGGCTTTATCAAGATTTTCAAGTGAACGCGTCAATGCTTCCGCGGTGTCGGTTAGCCGGGTGATTTGTTCGTCGCTCAAGGTTGGAATAAGGCCACCCGCCCCCAGCCGATTATCCAAGCGTGAATTGATCTCTTTCATTGCTGCCTGAATATCACCCGTATTAATCCCCGCAACGAGCCGGTGTTGGGTGGTTGTTATGTCGGTATCCGCAATCGCTTCAATCAAATAAAAGGGGGTGTTGTCGGGTAACAGGTGGCCTTTTAAATAACATGCCCAGCCAATACGCATCTGGGTCAATGGGGACGGGTTTTGATAGCCATTGATGGCGTTATGGAACGCATGTGCCGCGTTGGCCGAAACCGTTAATTTGCCAATGACATCTGTCACTTTGTTCACGGCATAAGTGACTGAAGCGGGATAGCGGGTTTCTGCCTTCACGAGCTGACGAAGTAACGCGGCTTTTTCGAGGGCATTATCCGCGGTCGATTTGGCGATGCCCAGCGCAGCGGGAGGGTGCAGTCCTTCCGCGGCCAACGCCCTGAAGGCGGCGATTTGTTTTTCATTGTTTAACATTTAGCTTACCTTAAAAGTGGCGTCCCCAGACACCACAACAGAGCCACACGAAACCGGATCATCCACACAGCAAAGGGCTTTTCCGTTCACCGTAAACCACGGCCTGGTGCTGATAGCGGTGCCGTTATGGGTGCTGTTACTGTCAGTGTGATCAGGAAACACATTCCCGTCCACCAGCACAGGAACACCATTGACTTTTACCAGGGCTTCACCTTCGGAGGAAGGGCGGGGCGGAAATCCCCCATGCCTGGAACAAATTGAATTTTTCGTCCCCACGGCAGACATTGTTCACCTTGATAAAATGGTTATTCCCTGGGTGTCTGTAGTTTGCCCAGTGCGTCAAAAATGAGGGTGTAAGCCGTGCGTAGCTCATTCACCATTAAGATAAAATCCGCGTATTCACGGGATAATTCGTCCTCTTCAGCCTGATTTTGTGTTGAAAATACTTCACCAAACTGGAGTTTTTTCAATTTGCAGGAGTGGGTGAGTTCTAAATCCAGTCCGTATTGGGTATCAACATGGATGCCGAGCGTACAAACCTGGCGACCTTGCTCTAACAGCATGGAAACGGCTTCGTCGTTGTTCAGCCTGTCTTCTTTGTTGAAACGGACTTCCCCATCGTCATAAATCAGATCGGCTTTTTTAATTTTCTCACTGAGGCGCAGCTTGGCCGGCAGGGTACTCGCGTCTTTTAGCCAGTTCGTCATCCCCAGTTCAAAGGGGGTTTCTGTAGCAACAGGGACAACGGGCAGGGATCCCAACGTTCGACGAAGAAGCGCCAGCACATGCTCAGCGGTACGGGGGGACGTGGTATCAATGGAAATTAAGCCGCTATCAACGTCAATCCACATTTGAATGGTGTTCCGCTTTGGGAATGCGCGGGGTAAGAGTTCCTGGATAACGTCATCTTTGATTTGCGCTATTTCAGAACGGCGCAATTTTCGCGCTTGCACTGACTCCAATTTAGCGCGTTTCGCCTTCAGGTGTTCTTTGATAATGGCGGCCGGAATGTCTTTTTTCTCCCTTATGGCCACAACCAGCATATGATGACCGTGAACAAACATCGCTGGACGGGCATCATGCATTAACCAGCCCAGACGGGAAGCCTCATGCGGATGACAGGGCGTAAATGCACGCTGTGGCATAAGGGTAAGTAAGTCCGCTTCGGTGAGATTCGGCACCGCGCGTGATAACTGGTAGATGAGGGTGTTTTTAAAAACGTTGAACATCAAAAGGACACCTGTTTAGCAATACGGACATCGATTTTATCAAAACTAAATAAGTAGTTAGAATGTTATTATAATCGTAATCCGCAAATAAAAGCAGATTGAAGAGTTCGCTCAGTCATTATCCAACCGTTAATTTACCGTAGTCTTATGCTCAGTTTGATGTGTTGTGTGATGTTTATACATGGTTTATACTATGTATAAACATGTAATGTTGAGGTTGCTATGACAATAGCCATTAAAAAATGGGGTAATAGCCAAGGTATCATTATACCTACGAATATTCTTAATCAGATTGGCTTGAGAATTGGGGGGGCACTAGATATGAAAGTGGATTCCGGAAGAATTATTTTAACGCCGAGAAAAGAAAGAAAAATATTTTCTGAAGCTGACCTACTCGCAGGCTTGAATGAGTATAACGCACATGCGGACGAGTTGGCCGTGATAACCTCCGCTGAACTAGGTGAATGATGCCTCCATATTTACCCAAACGAAATGATATCATTTTTCTTGATTTTGAACCTGTTAAAGGAAAGGAAATAGGAAAAATCCGGCCAGCCCTTGTCCTTTCCAGTGAGGAATATAATAAAAAAACGGGTCTGGTTATCATATGTCCGATCAGTACAAGTATTCGCGGAGGCGCTACTGAGGTGCCGATCAGTAATCTGGAAAAGCCAAGTGTCGTTGCGGCAAGTTTGATTCAGACTTTATCGTGGCAAGAAAGAAAATCAAATTTTGCGGTTATAGCTGAACCGGACGTGATGGATGAAGTGTTAGCCCGCCTAATTCCTTTAATTGGTGCGGCTCATTTATTTGATTAGCCTAAGTTTGCATCTTTTGTCGAAGGCGTAGGGTAGATAAATAATGACTTGTAGCGCAACGTATTTACTACCCTGCTATTTACATTCTCATTGCGAAAAACCGAACTCTGGTGCTTTTGCTTTGAATCCTGACGCACTCTCAAAGGTGATCTCCCCCTGAGACTTGATCGTTGTTTTGCCTCCTACATTCAAGAAAAAATTCCCGGTCGGATGGTGGAACACATCCCCGGCTTCTTGCCATATTGGTGATAGGTGTGCGGGAGAGTAGAGCATTTAAAGGGAACTCAGTCCGAATTGTGCGATCTGAACAAACGCCAACAGGAGAGCACACAAGGGCGCCATCAGGGGGAAATGCATATTATAGTCCTGTCGGATTTCGCCCCCCACTGATTTGAGCACCATCGTTTACCCCGTTAACAGCTATAGTGACTGCCAGTACAACACCCGTCTCGGAGCCATGGTTCTGAGTATTTCCCGTAGCCAAGTAGATGGCCGCCTAACGGCGCTCTAGATCAATATTCGCTACCCGAGAATGGGGAGCATTGAGGTTGAAACGATTGAGTTCGCCATGGAGAATTGAGTTCATTTTCGCAGAGTCGAGCGCTTTGAAGGCGAATTTTGTGACGTAGGCCTGCCTTTCCAGTAGATTCTTTTTCTCCAAGGTTGAAAACAGAGCGTTACTGGCTTCCTCGAAGGAATCTAGGCTTGATAAGTTTTTCAGGTTATTGACGAATTCCGAAATGCTGAACACATTCTGTTTCTTTTTTAGCCAGTCCGTCACTGAGTATTTATTATTCCAGGCTTGAAGGATTTCTATTTCCTGATCATTATTGGCTTTGAGTATTCCGATGAAGGTGTGTATGTTTCCTTCGGAGGCGTTTCCGTTGGAGGCGTTTCCGATGGTGATCCTGAATAGGCCACTTTGATTGAAATCGAAAGTTTGCAATATATGTTCAACGAGATCATTACCTACGGGAGTTCGGGTAACGGAATGACTCAGGAAATAATCTGCTAGCGCACCACAGTTACCCGTGTATAACATGCTGATACTGCGGCGAATATTACCCAGATCAACGCTAGAAATATTCTTAAATTTTTCGTTGCTTAACGTATCATCGGGATCGTATTGATTAAGAATACACCATTGCATGAACGCTTGATGGTCGCCAAGGTAATAGGCTTCGTCGAAATTTCTCTTTAGTAACTCTGTTCCCCATATTCCCAATGACATGGTTCGTCCTCCCGATTAGCTCAATACTCACCCCGCCTATTTACCAGCTGGATTGGTTAAAGTAACTATCTATCAGAATAAGCTACTTTCATATTTTCACCACTATTAACCAAGCGATTTGAGATCACAGTGAGTCTGGTGATTCTTTGAACTTTTAGCTATAATAGCTATTCAAGCCATTTTAGACGGAAAGTGATGTATGGAAATTATTCCTGCTCAATTAGCCAAGAACCAGTTTGGTGACCTGCTTATGAAGGTGCAACGTGAACCTGTGCAAATTAATAAGCACGGCAAGCCTGTGGCCGTGGTTATCTCTCCTGAAGAATATGATCTGTACACCAACCTCAAATTAGAGAGTTTAAAAGCGGTGCTGGCGGAATCCATTGCACAAGCTGATCGTGGCGAATTACATAGTATTGATGATGTGTTTTCCCCGTTGACGATAGATGAACTGGAGAGTAAGGCTTAGGGATGAGTGTTCGGTTTACTAAGAAAGCCAGAGAACATATTCGTGCAATAAGACTTTATTCTATGCGGCGGTGGGGAACGCATGTTGCGGAGGCTTATGCAACTTCGCTGCGTGTGACGATGACGGAAATTCTTGACCGTTACCCATCCCCCGGGCGTGATCGCAGTGAAGATCTGCATTCTGGTGTGCTGAGTTTTCCCGTCGAGAGTCATATTATCTATTATCGGGAAGTTCCAACGGGTATTGAAGTGCTAGCGGTGTTGCACCAGACGCAAGATCCACATAATCATCTGTGATTAAATAATGGCTAGTGATATGTTTTGTTAAATCGGTTGTATGGATTTTTTATTTCCCGCCCAACCGATCTACTTTTGTTATATTGACCGGAATGATTACTGCGAAAAACTGAATTCTGGCGCCTTCGCTTTAAACCCCGCCGCACTCTCAAAGGTCATTTCCCCCTGAGACTTTATCGTTGTTTTGCCTCCTACATTCAGAAAAAAATCTCCGGTCGCATGGTGGAATACGTCCCCGGCTTCATTCATCGCGATACATGCCCCGCTTGCCATGTTGGTTATTGAGATACCCCCTCCGGCGGTATGAATGACCAGTAAGTTATTGCGCTTATACACAAAATCTTTCGTTGGTGATAGGGCTGGCAAGGGGGGAGCACCCGCCACGGCAGGGGCTTCATAGGCACCCCCTTGGCCGGCGGCTTCCGGCGCGACGTTCGGGATACCGTTAGGGGCGTCCTGGGCGGCTCCGGTGATCATGGGATAGCGACTGTCGCCCCCATAGGGAAACTCAACCCAGACCAGATCGCCTTTGACGGCGGGAGTAAATGCGCCCCCGACTGACAGGCGATACTCCGCCCACGGTAACGCCTCATCGGGTATACCCTCCCACAATGATAACAGTTTCACCTGGGCTTTCATCAGCCCGGCAGGGTGCTCTGTCGCGATGACTCTTGCCCGGTGGCTGCCATAGAGCGCGTTACGCATTGGGTACCCCCAGGATCATGCGGGTACTGTAGGCAATACGCTCTTCAAACTGTGTCACACGCTCGACAATCATATTCTTGGGGATGGACTCATCAATACGGTTATCCGGATCATAACGATGGATAACCACCTGTATCACGGAACCCGCCTGAATTGCCGGATTGCCCGTACATTCGATATCCAGTTTTGGGATCAGAACCCGCCCCCGATTTTGTAATGTCCCCATGTCGGCATCTGACACCATTTTCACCGGCAGTGAAGCCTCCCCGAACGAGCGATAGCCTTCCGTCATGGAGTAACCGACATAGCGGTGCTGTTTGGCGGCCGTGACGGCAAAATCGGCGTTAAGGTTACGCATCTTGGTAATACGATACCGCGCTTGCGGGTTATTGTACTCGTAGGTGAACGCGGGTTTGGTTTTGATGAGGTCGATCATCGATTTCAAATGCAGCTGACCGCGGGCTGTCCAGGTCAATGCCCCGTGGTCTGTTGCTACTTGCCGGATCAGCGTGGCCGGTTTTTGCCCCATGTTTAAATGATAGGTACCCAGCCGGTTAAAGGGGTCAGTGACGGGATGGAGGCCTTTTGCCAGAGAGCGGATCACCTTCTCGGGTTCAGCATCAACAAAAAAGCGGGGGGTGCTGGTGGGAATAAGCAGCGTGCGCATGGGTATCGCGATACTGGTGATGGTCACGGTATCCCTGTTGAGCGGCGCAGACACGATAGAGAATGTTTCTTTAAATAAAGCCTGTTCGCCTTCGGGATCGCCCAGGGTGGCCGTTATCACTGCTCCTTCTTTTACCCCCATGTTATCCAGCACGTAGCCGGTGACGTCACGGACACTCAGCAGCAACAGCGGCGCTTCCAATTTGGCGATTTCGATGTAGGCGACGGAGGTCACCGATTCGCGCGGTAAGACTTCACCGTTAATCTCAAGGGACTGTAAAAAATACTGGTTAGATTGCTGTACCATGCTGGCCTCTGGGCGTCACCTTGGGGGTGTTGACGACGTTTTTTTCAACCTGCGGGACAACGGCATGCGCCATAATGATATCGGCCTGTACCTTTATGCTGGCTTTGGCGCCAAAGAGGCGGTCTTCCATTACCGGCAATGACACATCTGAAAACGCAATGTCTCTGGCATCATTGAACGCACACTCAATGTCGACTTCCGCATGGGCTATATTGATGCGGGCATGAAAGCCGGTGGAAATCATCGTGGCAAAGTGAACGGCAATCGCATTGCACAGGAGCGATAACGGCTCTTTCTCCGCCGACAGGACAACAATATCGTAAACCAGGTTGACGGGGTGGGCGTCCAGAACCGCCACCACCGTGTTATCCTCAAAAACCTCGCCATACCTGTCCCGCCTTATCTGTCTGTCGTTCGGCATCACATCGTAATCCATGGTGCGGGAGAGGTTAATCACGGGCAGGGCGTCCGGATTGGCATAGGGGTTATCTGACTGGCTTTTTCTGCCGACTTTCGCCTGGCGCAGGGTTCGCATGAAATCCTTGATATCGTCGAAACGGCCAAGCAGTACCTGATCGCCCGCTGGACGGCGGAGAAAGTCAATAAACCCTTGATTGTGCCTGTCAGGCTGATTTACCGTGAGTCCTTTCAGGCAGGCGGCTATATGGTTGCCGACGGCAATATCAATGCCCCGAAAACCGCTGACTTCCCTTTCCCCGTTGGATTTGAGCTTCAGCGACTTAATGCGCATGAGAACATCGTTGTCTTCATTTTTACTCATGGTCTGTACCTAAGGCGGACTGGCTGAAATTGCGGGCGGGGATGCAGTAATAGAGTGAGCCTACAGAGGCCGTGCCATACGTAAAAATACGCAATACGTACCAGAATCGGCGGGCGACGTGCCCATCAGACAAGGCTTCGTTCCATTCCAATATCGAACCGACCGGTGCGCCGGTGGTGGCGACCCTGACCACTAGAAAATCATCAACGCCCCCATCTTGATTGTCATCCGTATCGACGGCCGTAAAGGATTCGCGTTCATCAGGGCAGTCCAGCACCCTCACTGTTTGCGGATCGGTATAGGAAAGCTCGCGTTGATGGTTATTGAACTCCGTAAAAGCCGGTAGTTCAAGACTATCGCCATGAGACAGTGTAGGGGCATCCTCCACGGGACGATAGAGTAACGCATCATAGCTGTCAGGATCGCCCTCTACCATCGTCATCCAGTCCTGACGAACGAGATCATTTAAGGGGGCGTGTCCCTGGTAGCGGGGCTTCAGGCTGATATCCTGCCCTTGGGTGGCTAAATTCACGGGCAAAACGGCGTGTGATGGCTGCGCCTGATTTTCGTCTGCCGTCGCCGTTTCTGGTGGCGTGTGGATTGCCTCTAAATCCACCAGCTCCGGCGCTTGCCGAGCACAGTCTGTGTTGGATCGTAACTCCGCGGAGTCCATCCCGGTTATTTCATTGTCTGGTATCTCATCCAGCCAGGTGTCATAGCGGCTCATGCGTGACCTTTAGTTTGTTTATTCATGTATTCGTTGAAGGCGATTTCAGCTTGTTTTGGACTCTTCCCTGACATGATGAGTGCATCCATGAAGGCTTGTTTTTTTAGGCTGAACGCGTCTTTCAGCTGCTGCTTTAACAGCTGCTCCCGGGCTTTCATGCGGTTGATGTGTGCCTGCTTCTTTTGCAGTTTCAGGCGTTGTGCATCGGTGAGCTTTTTCACTTTCTGTAGCTGTGAACGCAAGGCATTCAGCTTCTTGGGATCTTGCTCGAGTTTTTGTTCCAGTGCCGCCAGACGCCGTTGATAACGTTGGTATTCACTTTTTATCGCGGTGTGGTTGGTTTGACTTTTTCGGTTCCGGTTAAGCTGTTTCAGCTGGTCTTTCCCAAAAAACGTCGTGGTTTTTTTCTCATCATCCCCAAAGTGGGTGGCGCGGGCGTTTTTCTGCAACAACCGGCCAACCTGCAATTGCCAGGTGCCGGCCTGCATGCGGGTCATGGCATGAATGACGTGTTTACACGCCACCCCTTTTAAGTTTGGGTTCCTGATTTTGGGGTAAATGTATTCTTTTGGGGGACTGACCGCGAAATTGCCGGCGGTCGCAATGTAGCGGTACCAATAGTGATGGCGCCCACAGTCACAATCAAACGACATCCGGCCAGCGCACAGCTGGCGCACCACACGCGACGTGTTGTTTTCTGCTACTGACAGGTGCTCCAGCGCGGTATCCCATTCTTCAAAGCGGATTTTCACGCGGTGATGCTTGTCTTTCGATTGGTCGGAGGCCGTGACGCTGATAAGGGCAATATTGTGTTCCATACCGATAAAGGCGGCGGTTTTGATGCCGGAGCCATCATCGACTGTATTGTTTGCCCGTTTGACATCAATCGTGGTGCAGCTGGCTATCAATTGGGGATAGGTTATCCCGGCGGTGCCGGTCTGAAACCCCGTGCGGACTTTTTGCCGGTTTTGTTCAAATGCCTTCAGGTCGTCTTGGGTGAATAACGTGCCGTCACGCTTCTTTCCCAACGCAATCACATCATCAAACTGCTTATTCTTCAACAGTGATGGCGTGAGCAGCCTGCCGGCCTTGCGTCGGCGGCGTTTGGCCTGTTGATCTTGGGTGATTTGATTGAACAGCCGGTTAAATTCCCGGGGTTGCAACCCCGCTGTCTCATACCGGCCTGTCTCGGTACGGGAAAAATTAATCATTCATCACCTCCGGGGTATCAGCGTAGTGCCTGACCCTATCGCGTATCCAGGCGGCAGAAGGCAAAGACAGGGTGTCACCGATCGGCAAGGGTTCCAGCTCGCTTTCATGCCCGGCCACCAGCCTGACCACCCACCGCAGCACGGCATTTTTATACACCCGGTAGGCGACCAAATCGGCTCTGAACTCCTCATCGGGTTTGAGGGTGTAGGCGATATTGCTGGCATGGTCGTACAGCTGAGACTGGGCGATGATCTCCCGGTGCAGGTAGGCGCGAATGATCGGGTCGGCAATGCAACGGTCATCCAGTCGTGAATAGGCACTCAT